CGGAATCTCGTTTTCCGCGATTTCTTCCGGAGTAAGCTCGCGCTTCTCGTTGGCGGCTTCGACAACCGGAGCGTCCTTGGCGAACAGTTCCTCAGTATTGGCGTTCATCGGAATATGGAGGAGAATTTCACGAGCCTTCTGCATCGATGGGTCATAAACGGTATAACCTACAGGTTTCGTACCCGGCTTACGATCCATCTCCACGCCGGACTTCAACGCGTACTTGTAGACACGGAGCGGATATGCAGTAGGCTCGAAGGTATCACTCAAAAGGTACGAATTGAACTTCGCATCATTCTGAATAACACCGCGAGTGTCCGTCCAGTTAGGTGCCGTCGGATGAATCGGGTCACGGAGCGGTCTGAACTGGTTATTTGGAACGTGGAACAAAGTCACCGCCGTATTGGGCGTGTTCTCATTCGGCGATACCTTTCCTTGCGGATTCGGACGGCAATGCTGGAAACAGTCGATAAGCGTACCGACACGGCTTACCATCGGATGTTCCGAAGACAGATACTTCACGTAAATGGAAATCGCCTCGCAGCGAACCATCGACATATACTGCTTGAAGCTACGGAACTTCTGGAAGTCGAGCCACAAGAACTCGTCATCATCAAGGCAAACAGCCCAGCACGGACCGGTACGGCGAGATACGTACGAACTAATCATACGGCTCTTGAACTTCCAGTCGTCGTTACGCGGAACCATCGTGACGTGCTCGCGATACTTTTCGCAAACTCCGTCAAGCCAACCGCGATGACCGGTATCAAACACAAAGATGCAGTCGAAACCCATAGCGATATGGTATTCCAACCATTCGACAAAATCTTGCTGGTTGTCCGTAGACACCCTGACAAGGCAATTAACAAGAAGATTTTCCATTTTTCAACTCCTTAAATCTCGCCGACATCAAAATCGGCCATATTCATCACGTCGCGAATAGCGTCATCAATGGTGTCGGCATCACCCATAATCGAACCGTTGCCTCGCGTTAGCTGAGTCATTACACCAGTCTCACGCTGCACAAGTACGTCACCCTTGAAATTCTCCGGGTCAGCGGAGTCTCGGCTCAACACGGCAAAGAAACCGAACTGCTGCAAGGTCTTGTAGTAATCGGTCTTCGATTCCGGAATACCCCATTCTGCGGTCTTATCCCAGTCCACAGCAAGCTCAGGAGCTGGCTGGTCAATAATCTGGTTGACCTGTTCGGAAATGTCTTGCGGAATCCACGACAAGTCAATAAGAGTTCGGTTACGGATGTACTGGCCACTCCAGCCGTTAGCCTTCGCGACCTCAAAAATGTTCGGACAATTTTCAAGAAGCTGTACGGCAGCTCCTTCGGAAATCAAGGTTTCCTTGGTCGGCTTGTACGCGCCGGTCTTCGGATCGACGAAAGCCATTCCACGGATGTTATCCGAAGTATCGCCGGAAAGTACCTTTGCGGCAAGGTACTGCTGCGGATAGGCGCAACGGACAAAGTTACCGCTGGTGTGGTTGAAAATCTTAACACCCGGAATGTCAATCTGCGACATATCGGAGTCGCGTGTGATGATAATGACATCGTCATAGTCCGGAGCGTACTTCTTCGCGGACGCATAAATCATATCGTCACCTTCAGCGACTTCACATCGGACGGCCTTCGCTCGGAAGAACGGAGCAATCTGCATCGCATACTGATCCTTGTACTCTTGCCAGTATTTCTTGTCGACGGAGAAGTCCCAAGCGGACGCGGCTCGCTTTCCCTTGTAAGAAGGAAGAATCGGAGTACCGGTCGTCGTCTTAATGCTCCATAGCATATCGCGCTTGTCTTCGGGCATATCGCAAAGCTGGCGATGCTTCAACGATTCGTAAATTGCCTTCTGTTTCAGAGGAATCTTGACAACATCGTACTGGTCGTCGCCAATCTTATCCACCTTGAAGGTATAATTGTCGCTGCTCACGTAGTAACTGTTCGCATCGTAATAAATCGTCGCTTCCTTGTTGTAGTAGTCGCGAACGAAATTTCGACGCCACGCCTTCTTGCCTTCCAAGCAGAGAATGATGTCCATCGGATTGAAAAGCTTGATGTAGTCAAGCATACGGTTGAACATCTTGGTACGCCAGATAATCATCTCCTCGTCTTCCGGGAGAATGCTTCCTAGAGTCTGCTTGCTGGACTTGGTTCGCATAGACCACAGCTGGTGATACGACAGTGAAGCCCAGTCGATAACTAACAAGCGATTGTTCTTGAACGGATAGCTCCGTATAGGTTGTTCCTTAAAATCCATAATTCAGCCTCACAGGAAGAATTTCTTCTTGAACGGAGTTCCAGTCTTGTTGACCTTGCTCTCGTTTTTCTTTCGCGCCTTCTCGGCAGCCTTGCGCTTACGCTCGGCAATCATCTCTTCATCGACAGTAGCCTCGTAGATACCGTCCAGACGAATCTCGTTCACCGGAATATCGTCCTTCGCATAGTAAGTCTTACGGGTCTCGTAATGCTGCATCATATAGTTGTACTTGAGTCGAGGCGGACCGCCACGACGAGGTGTCGTGAAGTACGACGCGTCATCGACCAAGTCATAGACATAGGCCATCTTCTTGTCCTTGTGCGGACGGACGATACGACCTATCGACTGCATCACCATATACACCGACTTAGCCGGGTCAGCCATAACCAAATTGTGCAGCAACTTGATGTTCACGCCTTGCTTCATACACCCATATGTTGCAAGAATCATATGCCCAGTCGAATACTCGATGGACTTACGAATCGTCTCACGCTCGTCCACGTTCACGTCACCCTTGATGATGTGGCAAGTGAACTGGGGGAAATTCTTCTCGATGAACTCGTGCATAAGTTCCAAGTTCTCGATAGCCTTGAACAAGATGACCGTATTCTGCTCGGTCGTAATCTTTCCGGAATCTATCAAGAGCTTCAAGACATCACGTCGTGAACTTGTACTGGAACAGAAAGCTCGCTCGTCGTCAAACGTCGAATATCCAATCGAACGTCGTAACGCTTGAGGATACGGAATAAAAATCGTGTTAACCGTAACCGGCGTCAAGATTCCCTTCTCGACCAGCTCCTTCAAACGAACGATTTCTTCCTTTCGACCAAGCTGACTCTCGATGTAGCCAGCATCGATACCGTCGTCAGGCAACGTACCAGACACGCCGACCTTGAAATCGACGGCGTTTACGCACTTCATCAAGATATCTCGTAACTTGATACCACGAGTCGAGTGAGCCTCGTCAACGATGACTGCGGTGAACGCCTCGAAAAACTTCGCTGGCTTGTTCTGGAGTGACTGCCAAGTCGAAATGGTAATCGGCTTGAGCGTGGCCTCCTCGCCTATATTGGCCGCAGCAAGACGTTCCTTCTGCGCCTTCGTCAGCTTGTCGTCGGAATCAGCATAGATCAATGTGCAATACTTTCGCGCATCTTCCCAGCCATAGTCGTCGTGGAAATCGGAGAACAACTGTTCCACCAAGTTCGTAGACGGAACGACAATCAAAATCTTCTTGCGCTCGCGCTCCAGCAGATATCGTGCCATAATGCACATCGATAGTGACTTGCCAGCACTCGTACAGGCGAGCAATGAAATTCGGCGACCGTTCAAGGCGCGTTCCACAAGCTTCACCTGATGTTCGTACGGCTTAATCTCGAAACCTTCCTTCAAGTTGTGGAGCTTCAAGGTCGCTGCATAAGCGGCAACGTCGTCACGAGTCAATGCACCCCTAGGCGGAGTGTAGATGTCGCGAATTGCCTTCGACAAACCGATCTTGGTTCCGAAACGGTTCTTGAGCAACGCGCTCACACGCGGAATCAACCCGATGGGCAACAGATGGGTCGCCTTGTTGTAGAAGTAAACGAACGGTGTCTTGAAACCTTCACGTACCGCCCAAGTGTTGGCGACGGCCTTATCGTAGAAGGTCATACTTCCAAAAATGAAATTGTTTAGCTTGTTACCGGCAGTCTGGTCAGACGCCGAAATTTTGATAACGGAAAACACGTCGTCAGCCTTGTCAAAGACTACGGACGTAGACGGTTCCGCTTGTTTTACCTCGACCTCTTCCGCCATCCTACAGCTCCTGATAGTAACTCTTAAACGGTTCGGAGTGTATGTCGATTTTTTGCTTTATGTCGCCAAGCCAGATCGCGTTGTCTCGGAAAAATCCCGGAGCCGCAATGATGATTCCAAGCTTGTCGTCGGTCTTGTCCAATGCGAACACCATACGATAGGTCGTGTCCTTGCGGAAACGGTTGCCACTCTGGTTATAGATGTTCCACGACGCACGGTCTGATCCGAGCGGACCCTCCAGATACTCAAGGCAACCGATGCATCGGCGCACCTCGTTCAAGTCTTGCTCGGCTCAGACCGTGCGTCG